GACCATCACGACATTGTCGTCTCCGTAAATGAGAAACCGCACATTCTTCGAGAATTCTTTGAAAGTTCCTCCGCACTTCATCCAAGCAGTCATGATGTAAATAACATTGACTAAACTGTTAATCACAACCGTCAAGGGATGTCCCGAAGGATTGGAGCCCCCAGGACGAAAGAAGTCACCTTGCATACAATAAATGGGATCTATCATCGACATGCTCAAACACCACATAGCAACAAGCGATCCAGCATCGTACTTCAACAATTGTCTCGCTATCCGCATAATAAGAAACATAGCGGCCGCAATCGAACTTTTTGATATTCGCTTGTCGTAGCCGGAATAATCTCCGAAGATGGCAGTAAGGAAGAATCTATTGCCAAATGTGATATGATGTAGCAAAGCAGACCACTCAGGGCCAGCAACATTAACTCCTACGGAGATTCCGTTGATACGAAAATTCGATTGAAGTAACACTACCACCGGCAAGAAGTACTTCCTGACGAGAACCACGAATGAAAGGTCGCTAGAAGCGAAAGCTCTAATCTTAGCTATGGCATTCTTCTTCGCAGTAATAGGCTCGTCCTTAAGAGTGGTGACAAAGGTGAAATCCAGGCTCTGGCCGGATCTAATCTTCTCATCTAACAACCGCAGTTTTTCCATCGTCTCAGGTTTAGCTTCTCTGTACACAATATCTCCCTTAGAGTTGAAATGAGGGAAAAAATGGTCCGACTTCTGTCCCGTCCAGCCTAAGCCCGATCCTGAATTAAAATTCATACCAGGAAGAAACCTGTCTCCATTTTGTCCATTGAAAGTCTGGTCCCATGAAAGAGGTGATAGATATCGAGGAGGCACTGCTCTAGGATCGTTGATCCAATCGTCAAACCACGAATTAAGTGCGTCAACAGCTACATCATAGTCGATCAAATCCTTGGCATGAGCGAGGGAATCACACTCGCGTTTTAACGGGTCAATCCACTCAAGACCGACTCTGCGTCCTTTAAATTCCGGAGCTTCAAGGTCGCAGATTGGAAGACACGGGACCTTGTCTCGCAAAGGCATGTCAATAACTCTAGAGATCGGAGCTCTCGCCATACCTGGTAAAGAACCATAGACCTCAACCGCAGCGTCGGGGTGGTTCTCC